GCAGCTACATCAGGAACGATGCAAATCCGTGCGGATTTAACTAATGCTAGCGCAGCGACTATTAATCAACTCCGCGAGGCATTTGCTTTACAACGCTATGCTGAAGCTCGTGCTCGTTACGGGTCGCGTTACACCGAATATCTCCGTTACCTGGGAGTTAGGTCTAGTGACGCACGGCTCCAAAGACCTGAATATTTAGGGGGCGGCAAGCAGACCATCCAATTCTCAGAAGTGTTACAGACGTCAGTGACAACTGACGGTGATGACACCGAAGGTGTTGGAAATCTTAAAGGACATGGTATTGGTGCTCTTCGCTCTAACAGATACCGCCGGTTCTTTGAAGAACATGGCTATGTGTATTCTTTTATAAGCGTAAAACCTAAAACCATGTACGCTCAGGGGATTCCCCGTACTTGGAACCGTCGGACTAAAGAGGACTTCTTCCAGAAGGAACTCCAGCACATCGGCCAGCAAGAAATCTTAAATAAAGAAATCTATGCGGCCCATGCCACTCCAGGCGGTACTTTTGGTTATCAAGACCGCTATGACGAGTATCGTCGAACTGAAAGTTCAATAGCGGGCTCTTTTCGCGATACGTTAGATCACTGGCATATGGCTCGTATTTTCGGCAGTACCCCTGCCCTTAATGCTGCCTTTGTCAAATCAGATCCAACCGATCGCGTTTATGCTGTACCCTCAGAAGATCCTCTTTGGATTATGGCTAATCACTCCATTCAAGCAAGACGTATGGTCTCGCCGATGGGCAATTCCTTTATCTATTAATTAGAAAGGCGGAAACATGGCTAAGAAAGCAAAACAATGCCTTAAGAGGCATGAGATACTAGATCCCACTCCTTTGGCCCTTCCCGTTGGTTTAAAGCAACCTCCTACACTTCAGGAACAAATTCGAAGAATGATTCGTTCTGAAGAATTAAGACGTGCTGCTGAAGCCGCCGGACATGAAACATTCGAGGAATCAGACGACTTTGAGGTCGGCGATGACTATGATCCTAAGTCTCCCTATGAGGAAACTTTTGATCCAGGTCTATCCCCCCCTAGCCAGCCTGTACCCAATGCAGCAAAGTTCACGGAGGAAACGCCTGTAATGCAGGTCGCTAAGGATGGCGTTAATGCAGAGAATAAAAAACCTGTAGCATAAGCTACAGCACACCAGCACAGTAGGCACATACTTGATGCCTACTGTGCTAGGTGACACCGCCGCAAAGGGTCATATGGGTCGTTCACGACAAAAGAAGCACCGCGGAAAATTCACTTCTAACGCTAGACGTAGTCTGGTCGCTTCAAACACCCTGCGGCGTGACACCGATTACATCCCCCATCAACAAAACCGGAGGTTTAATGTATCTAGTTCAAAAAAATCATTACAACTCAATTTACAAACAATTATTAGACAGATTGGTTCCCCTGTTAAAGTTACAACTCATCAAAATGTTAATAAACTCAAACAATCCCCGAAAAAGTCGATACGTCTCATAAGGAGGTCCTATGGACTTTTTCAAGATACTCAAAAAGATTTCAATGCTTATCAGCCTGATATTTGCAGTCAAAGACGCAAGCGGCGCGAAGTCCTCCACGCTCTCCGAAAAACCGGAAAGCGCGGACAACGAAAAAGACGCTTGACTTTGGCAAGTAGGCTGATCAAATGTACAAAATAAACGAGGTGAAAATAATATGGGATTCCTTAAAAAAGTGGCTCAAATTGGAGGTCCAGTCATTGGTGGTGTCGCTGGTGGCGCTATCGCTGGGCCTGGCGGCGCTGCTGTCGGTTCTACTATCGGTTCAGGTATTTCAAACTACATATCTGGACAAGATGCTTATGAACAGCAACTCGCTATGCAAAACGCTCAACTCGCTCATAATGAGCGTCTGCAAAAAGAATTCGCTCAAAATGGAATTCGATGGAAAGTCGAAGACGCTAAAGCCGCCGGCATTCATCCCCTCTACGCCCTTGGAGCTTCCACCACTTCCTTCTCCCCCATTTCGGTATCCGGTCCCGTCGATAACTCCTCTGCCAATCTTGCCTCAATGGGGCAAGATATTTTCCGATCTGTAATGGCAAATACAACAAAAGATGAAAGACAGGAAAAAATGGCACACTTGCAACTTGAGAATCAAGAGTTGCAAAATATGATGCTTGCATCTCAGATTGCTAAAATGAACGCAAATCCTACACCTGGCCTCCCTTCTAATTCTGGTTTAGGTGCTCTTACAAATTCAGGCCAGGGTGATGCTTATGTTCTCGAGCAACCTCTTACACGTACTCATTCAGCTAAAGGTGCTCCTCACCAAGAAGTTGGTGCTGTTCCTGATGTTGGATATGCTCAAACTGAAACCGGAATGGCACCTGTGCCATCTGGTGATGTAAAACAACGTATCGAAGATCAAATGATTCCTGAACTTATGTGGTCAGTACGTAATAATTTAGTTCCAACTATTTCCGGAGGTTCAATGGGTAAACCTTCTCGTGATCTATTAGAAAAACGTTACCCAGGTGCTCACGATTGGTCTTGGTCTACTTTTAAACAGGAGTGGCAACCCTACTATAAAAAGAACTATAAAAAACCCACTTATAAACCCAGAACTGGTTTGAGGCACTAATGAGAAAGGAGGAAATATGGCATATAGACGACGATCACGAAGACGACGTTCTTTTGGACGTAAACGATTTAGTAGACGACGAAGACGATCTTCGCAGCTTCTACGTGTTGGCTTTAGGATGTAGAGATGCTTTGCAAGAAACCCTATACCATCGGTATTAAAATATTTGGATGTACTCAGTGCCTCCCTTGTCGGATTAACCGACAACGCCTTTGGTCTCATAGGATGCTTCTTGAATCTTATAAGCATTCTAAAAATGCGTTTGTTACTCTTACTTATTCTGATGATTTTATTCCTGAAGGTTCTACGCTTGTTCCCTCTGATACTCAAAAATGGCTCAAGCGTCTCAGGAAGGCAGTGTCACCGACTGCCTTCCGCTATTATCTAGTTGGTGAATATGGTGATCGTACAGAAAGGCCCCATTACCATGCTGCAATCTTTGGTCTCGGTATTGAAGATTCTGAGCTCATTAACTCCACTTGGTCTCGCGGTCACACTTACACTGGTGATCTTACTAAGGACTCTGCTGCTTACATTGCTGGATATGTCACTAAGAAGATGACTTCAAAAAATGATCCTAGATTAAAAGGCCGCCATCCAGAATTTGCTCGTATGTCATTGCGGCCTGGAATTGGTGCTACTGCTATTTCTGATATAGCCGATACATTTACTACAGACATTGGCTGTGAACAATTAATTAATATGGGGGATGTTCCAGGTGTCCTACAACACGGCCCTAAAAAACAACCTCTTGGCCGTTATCTGAAAGGAAAATTACGTGAATTTCTCACAGGCTCAAAAGAAACTCCTGAGATCTCTCGGCTTAAATGGGCCGCCGAATTGCAGGAAATGCATAAAGAACTCAAAAAGAAACCAGAGAACACATCAAAAAGTTTCGCGGCCATGTTGGTCTCGGAAAACGAGGCGAAAGCCTTACAACTAGAAACACGTCACAAACTATACAAAAAGAAAGGTGACTTATGAAACGATCTAAATTCTCGCTCTCCAATTACAAGTTGTTGACTTGTGGTATGGGTGAGTTAGTACCTATTGGTCTCACGGAGGTATTACCAGGTGATACAATACAACAAGCAACATCAGCATTGGTTCGTGTATCTCCGCTCCTTGCTCCTGTCATGCATCCGGTTAATGTCCGGATACACCATTGGTTTGTCCCTCACCGTTTGGTCTGGGAAGATTGGGAGGATTTTATTACGGGCGGCCCCGATGGACTTGACGCTTCAGTGTTCCCTACCATCACTGTTAATACCGGGACGGGATGGGCTATCGGAAGTCTCGCTGACTATCTTGGTCTACCCACTGGGATTGATGACATTGAAGTCTCCGCTCTCCCTTTCCGTGGTTACGCTAAAATCTGGAACGAGTGGTATCGAGATCAAGACCTACAAACTGCTCTTACCATCGATGAAACGAGTGGTGCGGATACAACAACTAACCAAACCCTGCAGCATGTCTGCTGGGAAAAAGATTACTTCACCTCAGCACGTCCATGGACACAAAAAGGTACTGAAGTAACTGTTCCTCTTGGTATAGAAGCTCCTGTAGTTGGTATCGGTAAAGTGAATCAAAATTTCCCTTCTACTGTTACCGTCTATGAGACTGATGGTCTTACTCACAATTATACAACCGCTGCAAAA